TCGTAGGGATTACCGAGATAATATATTTTTCCATTATTAGACCTAGTATGATAGTGTCCAGAAAAAACTCTGGTAAATTTATTAAATATTTCACTATCATGCCCAGATGTCATCACATGACCTTTGTATGGAGAAAATCCATTCAATTCTAAGTGCCCCATTGCAATCTCGGAATTGCTTTTATCAATTATTTCATATGTTTTTTGTTCATTCTCAGAGTTTATCCAAGGAATAAACAAAATATTCTGCTCTCCAATTTTAATATGTTCTGCTTCTGATATTACTCTTACGTTTTTATATTCTCTCAACAATAAATCAACAGCATTTACTTGATTGGTATTCTTATAATAAGCTGTGTGATTTCCAACTACAGTATAAACCTGACACCCCAAAGACTCTAGTTTATCATAGTAATTATCTTTTGCCCATGCCAAAGCGGCAAAGTCAATACCTTTACGACTATCAAAAGTATCTCCCATATCAATGATAGTGGTAATCCCGTACTGTTCCAGCGTCGGGAAAAACACATCATTATAGAATTTTAAAAAATAATCATGAAATAATTTAGAATTTTTACGAGCACCAAAATGTTGGTCTGTAATTATTGCTACACGCATCAGTACCTTGTTTTAGAGTGAATACTATCCTTGATGCTATTATAGTCAGAATAATTCATTCCGTCAATATGGTTGTCGTCAAAAAAGACCTCATCATATCCAGTTCTTTCAAGAATCTTATTCTTAATTTCCAGTTGCTTCTTTTCTTTCTGAATGCGTCTCAGAAATGCGTAGTGAATAATCTGAGTGAAGTATGCAAAAGGGTTTTGAGATTTTTCTGGATTGAAATTATGGATGTACTGAACACAGTTTTCAATACCATCACTAATCATATCATCCTTAAAGATGTAATTGACAAAATTTGGTTTAAATGATAAATGAGTTGCAATTTTTAAAAAGCATTCACCAAGATAATTCGTAATTTGTGGTTTTGGGTCACCTCTACCTTCAGCATCAGCAATTGCTTTTTTATACTCAATTAATGCTGCTAAAAAATCTTTGTTATTGACGTAATGAACCGATCTCTTCCTCTTTGTCATGGCATTTGTAGTTATCATAAGAATACCTAATTTAATATGTATATCAATTATACCATCCATATGAAATATCTACAAACTTGACAAGGATCCAAAATATAGATAAAATACCTTTGTTAGGTTTGAAACATTATATCTAGCTATTTTTATAGAGCTTTTCTAATATCTCTTTAGCATCATTAACATTAGAGATATATCCCATTTTTCTATTAATCTTTTTTCTACTAGGATAATCGTCACCGTAATCCTTTGATTGTCTAACGTAATTTTGATACATGATAATCATATCAATATCTTTAGACTCACTAATAGTTAATACATCATTCATATTAATTAATAACATATCTTCTTTACTAGTCTTTAACCAAGATTCTAATTTATACCCAGACATTCCAGATCTTGATTTTACTTCAGATATTGTAATCGGATTAGTTATTAATAATAAAGTTTTTTCTTCTTCAAAGCATGGAGATACTTTTGCGTATATTTCTTCTCCATTCTTTAATTTAATTGTTGCATAAAAATCTTCTTCCATCATGGCGTTAAATTGATTGTAATTATTTCGTAGTTAAAGTTTTCTTCATTATAAATTTTAATTCTTTCTATCAGGTGATTTAAAGTATAATTTTTTCTTGCTTTGTGAGTGCAATCATCGGAAATATCATAAAGCATTGCTTTTGTTTTATTTTTACCCTTTCTTAAAACTCTACCAATACTTTGAAGATTGCGAACTCTAGATTTACTTGGGGATGCGAAAATAACATTATGGAGGTTTCTAATATTTATTCCAGTAGAAAATACACCATAAGAAGCTACGATGATTGCATCATTCTCTCGTTCTGTTATTTCTCTGACTTGCTCTCTTTCTTCAGTATCAATTCCTCCATGGACAAAAAATACTTTACGATTTTCTTTTTTGTTCTTATTAATTAATTCATACAAAGGAAGTCCATGAGTCTCGACTCTAGAAAATAATATAAGAGTATTACCCTTTAAATCTAAAGCAAGGTTTTTAATAAAGTTATTTCTTTTTTCGTGAGATATAATAAATTGAACTTCATCTTCATAAGTCTCAAAAATCTGAGGAGTATGTTTTAACACAAGACAACGAATATCTAATTTGGATACGTGTCCCTTTTCCATTAATTCTGCAGTTCGTGTAACTTTATATGATGGTCCAAATAAACCTTCAAGAACCCATTTGTGAGTTTGAGTTCCATCTAAAGTTCCTGTAAATCCAAATCTATATTTTGCATGATGAAGTTTAGTCATAATTTCAATAAGTGATTTGCTCTTGAATAAATGAGCCTCATCACCTATAATTACACCATAATCTTCAAAGAATGAACGTTCTAATTTATATACGGATTGCCAAGTAGTAATGGTAACAGGATGTTCGTTTGTCTTTTCTCTACCAGAATAAATTCGGTGACAATATGAATCAGCATCCCAACCATAATCCTGAAAATCCTTGTACATTTGCTCTACAAGAGATGTCGTTGGAACAACTAAAAGTATTTTTTCGTGTTTACTCACATAGTATCTTACTAGAGAGTAAATCATCAGAGATTTGCCTGATGCTGTGGGACTTATCAATAGCCTTCGATTATGCTTTAACGCATCACATACTCCATCTATTTGATAATCCCTTGGAGAGTGGGAACAAATAGATTGCATATATCCTTTAACACCCTCAAGAGTAATCTCTTCATTTACTTCAAAGGGTAATCCGTAGAATTTATTTTCTACAAACTTGTAATTGTATCCATAGTTTTTACAAAAAGAAATTAATCTATCCAACAGACCTACGTAGAGCTGCTTGGTTCTCATGTCGAATAGATGAATTTCTCCATTCCAATTTCTACCTCTATATTGAGGCATGAATTTTGCATTCGGTACTTCGAATTTAAAGTGATCCCGAAGTTCATATTCAATGTGTGGTTCACATTCTATTTTTAAATAAACTTCGTTGGATTTAGAAATTATTAGATCAAATTTATCAACCATAACCTGCCTGGAATTTTAAAAATTCGATGGCATTCTTAATTTGGTAAGTTCTATTTTGAATTACTTTAAGAATACTCTCTAAGTAATTTATAATGGTTTCATAATAGTCTATTTTTAAACTAACTTGAGACAATTTCTCATCTGCATCTAGATACTTTTGTAAAGTATCTTTGTCTCTAATTTTTTTAGGGAATGGATTTTCTATATAAACATCTGGGTCTGCTTTACCAGTAAAATATTCATATCTCTCGTGCCTAATATTTTTTCTTTGTTGCTCTGCTTTTTTCTTTAAAAGAATGATGTTATTATATAAATCAAAATATTTTGCATGTAAAACTGGGATATTGGTAGATTCTGTATGCAAATTATCCATGTCAATTTTAGAATCTTCTTCCCACATTTTTTGAATCATTTCAAGGTCAATAATCATAGTTTATTTCCACTAGCATCTAATATATTGTAAATAGTATACTTGAATGATACTTCTGCTGTAAAGTATTCGACATCTGGATTTGTTGAATCAAACTCCAGTGCAGATAGTGAATATGGGAACATATCTTTGAATACAACTTCAAATTGAACGCGATTATTGCTATTCAGTGCTTGCAAAGTTCCATCTGAATAGATGTTCATTTGCTTGTTCAAAGAAGTATTTAAATTTGTTTCTTGTTTTTGTAAACTATAAATTTCATTCAAAGATTCTGGATATCCGAGACCTCTCATCCAGTTTTGAATTTGCATATAATTTTCTAGATTTTCATCAACAATAAATCTTAGATTAAAATCTTCAAAAACCATTTTATCACCAGGAATATCAATATCCTTCAAGTATGTTGGTTGTTGGGCAATTCCTAGACTTAATCCTGGGACATTTGCGGAATTGGAAAAGAACGATACTTTACGTGCTCTAGTTAATGTAAACTTAAACCCAACTGAGGATAAAAAGTTTCTATTTTGTATTTGATTACTAAAAGCGTTTCCGACTGCCATTGTTTTTTAACTATTTAGAATAAAAAAGGGACCCTTTCGGGTCCCTCTTGATAAATGTGACCAGAAATCACATGAGGTTCTTGATTTGAACTCTTCTGTAGTAACGGTTTGCGTTAACTTGAAGTCTGCCGAGACCTTGAGTGGTGCCTTCAGCAAATGGGTTAGCAACAAGACCATATCTGGTCTTAAAGCCAATCTTAGGCTGGAAGGTGTTCTCACCAACGGCACGAACCATTTGGAGAGGAACATATGGGCAGTAGAAGAGACCAGCATCATATGGGCTGGAACCCTTATAACCAACAACGTAGTACTGGTTAGCAGATACGTTTGCTGAATATGGGTCGATATATACGCGGAACTTACCGAGCAGAACACCAGCGAAGGTGTTACCAGTGTCATCAACGTTGAGGTTTGCATTCAGAGCAGGGGTGTAGTCGAGTACACCAGCCATGCTGAGAGCAGATGCAACGTCAGCAGAACACATGATAACGTTACCCTTACCTCTACGAGTTCTTTGTGCGATTGCGTTAGCATCACGCTCGATTTGGAAGAGTAGACCCTTGAACTTCTCAACAGACCAACGACCGTTGGAATCAACGTCAAGGTCAAATACACCAGCGGTAGCAGTATTTACAGCAGCACCTTGCTCAGCGACCTTGTAGATGGTTCTGATAACTTCTCTGTTGATCTCAGCGAGGATCTCAGTGGAGAGAATGTTAGCAAGTTCTGCTTCTGCGTTTAGACCGTGGATAGCCTTGAGGTCCTGAGCGAGTTCTAAGGAGTACTCAGCTTTGAGGGCTCTTGACTTTGCTTCAACGAGAACCTTCTCGATTGAGAATGCCATCTCATTGAACTGGTTGTCATTACCGTTACCGAGATTCTCAGAATCTCCAGTGAACATACCCTGACCAACGTTGTAACCAGAAGAACCAGTGGATGCACCAGTACCAACAGGATTGAGAAGACCTGGGTTTGAACCATACTGGGTAGTAGTACCCATACCTGCGGTTACATCGCTAGCCGCAGTAAGACCGATACCAGAGTTCTGACCAGAGAATGCAGTATCTGCTTCGTTGAATAGAGCTTCGGTGCCAGACTGATCGCTATAGCGTGAACGCATTGCGAAGATGAGTCCAGTAGGACCGCTCATTGGTTGAACACCAGCGAGGTCATATGCAACGAGGTTAGGCATTGCACGTCTGATTAGAGAAATCAGAACTGGGTCAAAACCTGCTACAGGACCACCTGCAGCTGCGGAACCTGAGAAACCACCAGATGCACCAGCAGCATTACCTGCATTGGTTGGGGTCTCCATGAGAACGCCGCTTGAGAAAGCTTGCTGTTCTCTTAAGAATTTTTCTTGGTTTTCGAGCAGGACAGCGGTTACAGCTCTTCTATGGGAATCTTTGATAGGATCAAGACCATCATAGTCGAGAAGTGGTGCCCACTTTTCCTGCAGATGCTCGGATTGGAACATTTGCTTTTTACC